GAAATTGAAGAAAAAAGGGGCGAGCGCATCATGCGCACCCTGTTTTTGGACAACACGTTGCTAGAACATGGACCGTTGGACAACACTTTCCCAGATCAAAAAGATTTTAGTTATATTCCGATCGTTTTTCAGCGGCGTTTTAAAACTGGTGTAGCTTATGGACTTTTGGAATCGATGAAAGATATCCAACGGGACTGTAATGCCCGGGTAACGAAATCAATTTATGCGATTAACTCGGCTCGTTTAATTTTTGAAGGCAATCCGATGCAAGGTCAGAGTCTTGAAACAATTCAGGAGCAATTGCAAAAAATTGATTCAGTGATTGCTCTGCCCAAGGATTCTAAGTTTCAACTGTCCAGCAATGCACAGATGGGGGAAGAGCAACTTAAAATTGTTGAACTCTACCTTAAGCTGATCCAAAGAGTTACTGGTATTCATGATGAGATGCTGGGGATTCAAACCAATGCCACCAGTGGGGTTGCCCAACACATGCGTCAGGTCAACAGTGTACGCAATAATGTCTTTGCCTTTGATAACTTCTCGCAGATGAAGAAACGCGAATCCCGGTTTATCTTAAACATCATTCAATCCAGCAGTGAGATGAACGCGGCGGTAGAACTGCTAACACCGAATGAGCGAGAAATGATCATTTTGAATCTGATGCGAGAAGTTAACGGTAAACAGGTAATATTCAATGATATCCGCACCCTACCGCTGTCCTTGTACATTGAAGAAGTGCCGGATTACCAAAGTTCCTTTGCGGAACAAAAGGCTACTTTCGAATCCCTATTGTCTAACGCCCATGCCCAGTGGCTAATGCTCTCACCGGAACTACTGCGCCGCATGGGGGTGCGCAATCCGGAACAAATCGCCCAAGAAATGCAGCAAGCCATGCAACAAAAAACCACGATGGAACAAGGGGTTGCCGGCAGAGGTGATCCTGTACAGTTTGCCCCTCAAGGCCAACCCCAAGGTGGATCTAACCAGCCACTCAAACAACAACCTATTTAACCATTAGGAGAAAATTATGTTAGATACCCTAAAAAAGGAAACAGCTGAGACTGCAGAAAAAATGGATACAATTTCTAGTTTGTTTGAGGATCGTGATCGCCAAGCTTTACAAGAGGATATCAGCCCATCTTCCAACACATCAAAAAAACAGGCAGCACCCACATTATCTTCACAACCAGATGAGGTAACGGTTGAAACCAAAGCTGCCAAGGTCGACGATCAAGCTATTGACAACCCAGATCTCAAAGCCTTACAAACGGAGCTGGAAAAAACCCGCAAAACGATCCTGGAGAATCAGAAGTATGGGCGGCAAAATGCTCAACGCTTAAAGGGTGCTTTAAAACAAGCTAAAACTTTGGTGGAGAGTGGTGCATTGTCTGAGGAAGAAGCGCGACACTTAATAACATCTTTGGAAAGTGATGATGCAGAAGCAGTAGAAGCTTCCCCATACGATACGCATCCCTTTGGTCAGGTGCTTAAAATTGCCAACACCCAACTAGAGAACCTCAGAAAATATAGCGATGATGACCTGCTGGATGACAAGGTCAAAGCTTTTGATTACTTCCTAAGCCTGGCATCTCCTGAAGAAGTTAAGGGGGCTCTTGAGGATCTTACTGACCTCATCGATGATCCGATCAAACTGACTAAAAAGATGCTCAGCATTGGCAAGCTTTATTATGATGAATCCTATAAGGATATCGCTAGTTCTGGAGGTGTTTCTCAGTACATAAAAAGTAAACAGGAAGAAATTGAAATGTTGAACAAAAGTATTGACAAGTTAACCAAGAAACTGGCACAGTATGAGGACTATGATCAACCACGTTATCGTATTAATGAAGTTGGTGAGTCTAACGACACACCCCATACAAAACGGGATCCCTCTTCGGATGTCTTTGATGATCGAGACAGGGATGATAGGAGAAGACAAAAGCGCCTAGCCTAGGTCGCCCGCTTTTGGATTCAGCTTGGATGAAAAGACGATTGCGTAAAGGTTGAAGACAGCTCAATTTCTGGCTCTTACCTTCAACTTTTACCGAAATCCCTACCTTTTTTTGAAAAGAACGAAAATTCGCATTTTAAGGACAACTTTGGTTGTTGCTTAAATTTTTTTGTTTGTTTTAAAAAAGGAATTTTTATGGCGCTTTATCCAGTCCCTGCACCCGGTTATAATGGAATCAACCAAAATCTCTTCCCCTTTGACGTTGTCACGAAAGTCTTCAAGGAATGGGTACAAATCACCCCATTGTACAACCTGATCGGTAATGAGCCGACCCGACCGATTGTTCGTAAACAACTTAGTCGTGGTGAAGGTTTGCAATACCGCATGGGCAAACTCCAAGCGCTTGATTACAAAAACCCTGTGCTAAACTTCGATCAACGCCGGGGTAATGCCCAGCAGCAATCAATTGACTACGATGCTGTCAATGTCGATTTTAAAAGCTTTCTGGTCCAGATCAAGGGCTACGACATTCTCAACTACGGTACACCGATTGACTTGCCACCCTATGCGCGTCAGCAATTGGTCGAAGCATTCTCCAGGTGTTTAAACTACGATCTGTTTAATGCGATGACCTCCACAGTCTATCCGGCCCTGACCACAGGTTCTGCCTTAACCGGTAACGTCGCTGGGAATTACCCAAGCTATGATCGTGTGGTTTTACCAGTCGCTGCAGGAACGCTATTAGGAAGAGCAGCTTATCAAGCCAATGGCACCTTTCCAACCCTGGTCAATGGCCTACAGACTTCCGCCAACACAACCCCTGCAGGATCAGGTCTTTCCGCCCGTCACTTGGAGACCTTAAAGCAATATGCGGAACGGGGTAATGCTGCTGATGTTGGGGTCAATACCGAAAATGCCCTACGCCCAGCCTACATTAAAAGCAAAGCCGGGTGGCCGATGAACAAATATATTTATCTGGCCCATCCCCAAACCCTCACTAGCTTGTTTGCCGATCCGTTGTTTGCCAACTCAACCTTTAACCGTGGCACGGTGATTGATTCTGATAATACCCCACAAACCCTCAATGGTGCTGACTATGTGGGGGAATATCGTGGCATTGCGATTTATAGCTGCCGTGACCTCTACCAATATGCGATCACCAGTCAAGATGGGACAAAACAAGCGGCCTGGAACATTTTTATGGGTGCTGGTGCCCTATCAATAGGTTGGGCGGAAGAACCACAGATCGGCATGGAAAATGACCTAGTGGAACGGATTCAGCTCTACTTTGGTCATGAGTTTCGTGGACAAAAGATGCTGCAGTTTAAAAGTTTATACGCAAGCCAGGCTGGTGCCGTAGTGGGATCAAACACAGTGGTTGAACAGGGAATACTTCATTCGTTTGTCAGCTTTTAAAAAGATAAAAATATAATAGAAAAGAAGACAATATATAGAAATACAATAGATAATAATTTAACATATTATAAATTAATAGAGGAGATCAATCATGACAAGTGTTGTTCGCTACGTGCAAAATACAACGACTGCTGCCAACGTGAATACAAGCGTGGTGTCAACGGGAAGCGATTATCAGCTGGTTGCTTTTGATATTACGACTGCAGCAGGAATTGCGGCTAACGCCAATGCCAATATCTTGACCTGGAAAGGGGCGGGTAAAATCAAGGCAATATCATCGGTGTTTATGCGCCGGGCTACAACCGGTGAAGTGATTCCTATGGGAGCGGTGGCACAAAATACCCATACAACCATCACCCTAGATGCCACAGGAAAAATCATCAACATCGCTTTATTAGCAGGTGCAACACCTATTCCAACCAATACGGTGATTTCTTTACTGCTGGTGATTGGGAATTACTAAAGGTAGGCGTCTGCACGATAAGTTAGGTGAGTGAGAAGATGATCGTGGGATAAGTAAAAAATGGAAGTATCAACGTTACTGAACTTAATGGGTAATCTCTCTTTGGGTAATGATAATATTACTGCGGTTGAGCGAGGTATTTTTTTACAGTATCTCAACCTCGCCCATTTAGAGCTCTACCAAGTGACGGCTAATTTTAATCAGGATCTGCTGGTTCAAGTAACCCTTGCTAATCAGGTGGAGTCAAACCAGGTGCAACTCCCCGAAACCCCCTATCTGGTCAATCACGTTTACGATCTTACCCATCACCGTCAACTCCGTCGGATTTCCTTAAGGGATGCGATTACTAAGGACCCAGCTTTTACAGCTAATGGCAATCCTACCCAATATGTTGTTCGGCGTGATGTCTTGGAGTTTATCCCAACGCAGATGGCGATCACCTCGATCAATATCTGGTATGTTCCTCAGCCGATCCCTTTAACGGAACAAACCCCTGAGGAAGATATCCCCTATCCCTTTGCCTATCACCCTGTCTTAGTCGATGGGGCGTTGTATTATTTATTTTGTGAAGAAGGCGGCTTTAAAAACCTCCAAAAGGCTCAGGATGCTCAAAGACGCTGGGAAGTCGGCCAGACCCGCTTGCTCGCCTATCTCTACAATTCCAGTGGTCAACTGTTTTCTACGTTCAGTAGTGTGTAGCAGGGTGGATGAATCATGTTCCAAGAAGGTAACTATAACGTTTTAGAAATCTGCCCTCCTGCACAAGGGATGAACTGCAACATTGCCCCAGAAGTGTTGCCGCAAGACTTTGCCGTTGTGTTTGAGAACATCCTACCAACACCGGTCGGCTCAAGTGTCGTGCGCTATGGCACTAAACGCTTAGGCGGTGTGACCCTTGATCCGGATGCCGTGATCATCGAAGCGTTCCCTTATGCTAAAGCCAATGGCGATAGCCAGATGGTCCTTTATGTACAAACCTTTGTCCTAGATGGTACAGCCGAGAATTTTGAGGTGCTGGCCCCTAATCAGTTTAGCTTTGATACAGATAATCTGGGTGCCTTTAATATCGATACGCCGATTAAAATTCCCTACACTAGCCTGGGGGTGACGACCCTCACGGCGACCATTGTCAGTAAAACCGTGGTTGGTCAAACCGTTACAATCACGGTGCAAGATAACTCCTTCCCCTTACCGCTCGAGGGGGTGACGATTAATTCCGTAGCGTATTCTCAAGGCAGTCTCTACGTTTATGACTTGCTATCCTCAACCCTTGGTGACCCCCTTAAAACCGGGTTAAGTGTCGGGTGTGTGCCCCGATCAGTGACCTTTTTAAACACCCTGTTACTCTGTAATGGGGTTGATCGAGTCTTGGCCTGGGATGGGGTAACTTTAAGCGAAGTTATTGATTTTGTTAAAGAAGATGCCTCCATTGATTTTAATCGCATCGATGACACTCAGTTCTCTTATGCTCTTTCACCGCTAAAAGCTGACGTTTTTGATATCACTAAATATCAACACAATAATCAAATCCAGCTTAACATTCATGGAGTGACGACCACCACGACGGTTGTCAATATTGAGCAAGTTAATGAGGTAGTGACCATCACGACCGCAGATCTCTTACCTGCTTTCGATCAACAACACCAACCTGAACTCTTTTACCGGGACTGGCCACCTGCCTTTAGCTTTATGCTGGTCGCCCACAATCGTCTTTGGGCGTTGGGTCCGGGTGCCGTGGGATTGAGTTACCGTGATCCTATCCAAGCCTTGCGGGTCTATTTTACCTATCAGCCCAATACGTTAACGAGGTGGTTTGATGAAAAGCTTAAAATCGTTCCCTTTATCGATTTAGCACAAACCCATGGTGCTCCAGATAATCTTGAGGCCATTGCCTATGTCAGTGGTTTGACCATCTTTATGGGCAGAGGTAAAACCCAAGTGTGGACGGGTTCTGAACCCTTAGGGGCTGCGGTTGATCCGACCCGCCCCAAGTTTGAGTTCTCCTCGATACTGCCGATTGGCATTGTGCACGGTAATCTGGTGGTGGAAATGGCGAATGATGTCTATTTTGTTAGTCAAAATGGTCTATTATCCTTTAGCACTCTCAACGTGGCTAAGCAGTTTGCAGCATCCCCAAGTGATGCGGTTGATCCCTTAGTTCGACAATATGTGACCTCGACGACCACTTCGAACCAAGCCTACCGGGCCTGTCGCTCCTTCAAGTACAAATCAGGGGCCTTTTGTGGGTTTAAGATTGGTCTGAATAAGCTATTGGTCTCCATGTATTCGACGAATCTCTATGCTTGGTCATTATTTTCTGGGGATTTTGAGAAAGCGCAAAGTTTTTTAGCAACCTTGGACAATGCTTTATATCTTTTAATCGATAACCGCATTAGCCAATATGCCGATGGCACGAAAGATACCCCTGAGCATGGGGATAATGATGGCCGAGACTTGATCAATTTTATGTGGACACCTCCCCTTGTGCATTTATCTGGAAAACGTTGGGCTAACAAACGCTATGAACTGCAGGTGGCTTATCCTTCAAGCTTTGTGCTGGGAGATGAGAACAGCTTATCGATCCTGATTCATGGGGATATCCACAAGACCTTTTCCTTATCCGATCCCTATCACCTACCGTTTAAGGGCGATATCTTACAAACCATTCCTTTGGTGCTTTCTGGGGATCCTGATCCCAATGAACCTGATCCAGAAATGTTTGGGTTTAGATTAGATGAACCGTATGCGTACCCTAAAGATCGTTTAAAGTTTTTAAGCTCGACTTTTGGAGTGAGTGTGCTTGGCGCCACCAAAAATGGCAAGCTGAGCTTTAAAAAGATTAGGTTGTTCGGCATTGCTGAGCGTAACACATAGGAGAAAAACTTATGCCCGTACCGATTAACAATAGCCGTCCATCCTTGCCGTATGCGCCAACCCAATCGCTTCCTAACAACACACGCTTTGGAATCTTAACGACCACACAAAGGCCGCCTACTGCTGAAATGCTCGATGCTGAATTCAATGCGCTAACCGATGATGTCAATATGTTGGCAGCAGCGATTAATGATGTCCAGGCAGGAACAATTGCCGGCGCTAATGATCCCTTGAATGCTAACAAAGTTTTAAAGACTGATGGGGCTAATAATCTTTCTTGGACACAAGTAACCAATGCGGAGATTGAGGTCAATGCGGTGGTTGAACAAAAGCTCGCCGCCCAAAGTGTCACTACCCCTAAAATTGGTGATGCGGCAGTCACCACGCAAAAAATTGCTCAAAATGCGATAGCCACCCATCAGCTTATTGATGCGAATGTCACCACGGTTAAGCTTGCTGATGCGAATGTTACTACCGCTAAAATCGCTGATGCCGCCATCACCACCCCAAAACTTGCCAATCAAGCGGTAACCCAAAACCAACTCGCTAATGCTGCGGTGGGCACCAACCAACTCGTTGACGGTAATGTCACAACTGTAAAGATTGCAGATGTTGCGGTGACCACCGATAAACTCGCTGATGCTGGGGTAACGAATCCTAAAATTGGGCTCTTAGCGGTAACCGCTCCGCAAATCAGTTCAGCGGGTAGTCAATTGGGAGATGTCTTAACCTCTAATGGTGCAGGGGCAGCGTCTTTCTTGGAAAATATCGGTAAGGTGCTACAGATTGTTTCCTATGAAGATGCACGTTTTGTGCGAAACGAATACGATGCGGCAGCTTCGCCAATTAACCTCCTCTCGTTTAAGACGGCACCGTTTTTGTTAAGAATTACCCCCAGAAAAACCAATTCGAAGATTATTTTGTTTTATTCGATTAATGTCGGTAGCGCCAACAACCAGTATACCAGCGTCACATTATGTAAAAACGATCTTCCGTTTAAGGTGGGTCAGGATGATCCCTCCTATAAAGGCGTTACCCATAGTATTTATAGTGCTTGGGGAAAACAGCATTCAGATGGGCAGTACGGGTGTTTTAATTTTTGTAACTTCTTTGTGGACACAGGGGTTCAAGGCACAGAAATTGTTTATGAAGTTAAAAAGGCAATGCCTTACACATGCATCAATTCAGGGTATAGTGGAGGCTACGCCACCGTCAGCACCATGCATGCAATTGAGATCGATATTTGATGGATGCTGGTACTGGGGTTAAAATGACGGAGATTGTCTAAATGGAGATTATCTAAATGAAGCCTCTACAAATAGAACTCACCCCAATGAAACTTATCGAAATCAACCCGCTCGATGTGCAACGAGTGTTTCCGAGCTTTTATCACCAAGATTCGCAATTCTTTATGATCACCTACAAAGATCATGAGGTGGGGATTTATGGAATCAAACCCATCGACCCAAATGTTTGTGAAATTTCTTTATGTATATTTGAAGACTATCGCTTTAAGCTTCCCTATAGAACTGGCTTAAAACTGTTATTAGACTTTCCATTTACTCATAAGTTTGATAAAATACTGATGTCCACCTGTGAAAAGTCGATTATTACTTTATTGCGCCAGTGTCACTCACTTGGGGTCGAGTTTGTCGGTTATGACAAAGACAACTATCAAAAAGTTTGGTTTAAACGAGAAAGGCAAAGCATATGAGTTTTGGTGGTGATGATTCTCCCCCTCCAGCCCCCTATTATCCACCAGTGCCGCCTAAGGAAGAGCTACTGGATGTGATTGATGAGGTAACTGGCACCCAAGCGATTACCGTGGTAGGAGCGGATGGTAAGAAAAAACGCGTGGTTAGCCGTTTACCGCGATCTGAAGCAGAGCAAAAGCTTTATGATGATGCCGGCGAGTTGATGAATAAGGCGATTGTGGAGATCAAACGCTTGAGTGACTATGATCCTGGGGCAGTCGTGGATTTTGCTCCCTTTGTTGATGTCATGAACAATCTCAATGCTGAGCGGCAGGCAGATATAGCAGAACTCTCCAAGCTCCCCAACTTTAACCAATACGTAAACGACTTTAAGGCAATGGGTAACACCATTATTCAAGATGAATTTAAAAAAGCGGAAAATGAAAACAAGGCTTACCTGGCTAATCGGGGTTATGCCGACAGTAGTGCAGCGATTGCGATGCGTAACTCCCTGGTGAGTGAAAAAGCGAAAGCCCTGCAACAACAAGATGTCAACGGCAATCTTTATGGGGAACAGCTCAAAGCCGCGGATCTTGGTAACCGCATGAATACTTATGGTTTTAGAGAACAAGGCCGTATGGGGCAGTTACAAAATGCCCAAGCCGAGCACAACCTAAAGTTAGGCCAGTACGACCAGTCCAATGCCATGCGCCAACAGGCTTTGCAAAACCAAAGTGGGTTATTCAATATAGGCTCAAGCATTCGAGGCGAAGATGCCAACAAAGCGATGGCGACCCGGGCTCCAGAACTCGCCAATATCATCTTCCAGCAAAGCAATATGGACAGTCTAAACCGTCATAATGCCCAGATTGGCCAGATCAACAGTCAGTATCAAAACCAACTCGCGAGTTATAACAGTCAGCGACCCTCCTTTGGGGATACGATGCTGCAACTCGGTGGCATGGGTGTAGGTGCGTATTTTGGTGGCCCCATGGGAGCAATGATGGGCGGTCAAGCCGGTAAGACCGCTGGCAATCTTTTAAGGTAAGGGTAAGTAAGGGTAAGGAACAATAAAATTTATGACCAATGTGCCAATGGATTTATTAAAGCTTAGTGCAAAAAAGCAACCCAAACCAGGTGAGCTTAATGCCAATTTGCAAACCCAAGGCTCCTTAGCGAAGATGCGCTATGAAACAGGAGCGGGGGTGCCCAATGCTCATGATGATCGTTCTGATGTCTTTAACAAGATGCGGCAACAATTAGGCAGTGGCTCTAAGCGAGGTTGGCGTGCAGGTATTGCTGGACTCTTGGATGGTCTGGCGGTTGGCAGCAAATCACAAGGAAACGATGAACGTCGTGAGATGGCCAGAAAGATGATGGACACTTTCTCAAGTTTAGAGGGGATTGCGAATGAGGCCGGGAGACGTAATGCACTCTATGCCAAGAAAGCGGCCTTGCAAGAACAGCTTACTCCAGCATTAGAGGCGCTCACTAGAAATATGAGCGTCTTAGCTTACGATGATGTCGTCAAGGTTGGATCAAATATTGTCGAGAGGATTAACCAGTCCAGTGGCACCAATTACAAGATCTCCATGATCGATCAGCAAAATGGTAAGGTGTTATTAACGGAAGCCGGAAAGCCTGATCAAAAGATTGATTTGTTTGAGATGTTTCCTAAGATCGCAGATGAGCAAAATGTTGAGTACCTGACCAAGAAAGCCATGCAAATTCAAGCAGAACAAGACAGGAGAGCACAAGCACAACTGGGGATTAACCAGCAAAATGCCGATGCCATTCAAAACCGTACCCAGTTTAGTCAAGATCCTGATAAACAACATGATGTAACCTTGGGCAAGGAGCAGGCAAAAGCATTAGCGAAAAAGCAATCCACCCTATCTGAGCAAAATCTAGCCTTAGAAGATGTTAGCTACAAAATCCAGGATTTAAAAGATATCCTCAACAACAGTGAGATGATTACTGGCGATACCTTGTCAGCAGGGTTTGAAAGGATAATAGGTAAGCAATTGGGCAACAAAGCCTATTCAGATACGGAACTCTATGACTCAATCAGTAAAGGATTACTGTCGTTTGTTAAGGGCAATCTGGCGTTTGGCAATATGAATCAGAAGGAGTTTGAGTTTTTAACCGCGCAAACTCCCGACAGCCATAAAACCAAAGCGGCCTTAGAACGTATGCTCAACCGTTTTGAAACAACGCTGGATCGACAAATTAAGCGTAATGACCGGGAAATCAATGCGGTACCAAGTTATGGGAGACGCAATCAGCTTGCGAATGAAGCACAGCAGAAGGAACAGCAGGAGCAAATGCCGGCACAGACGCAGTTACCCCCAGAACAAACGCAGATGTCACCACAACCCCAGACTGAGATGGTACGCATGACGGCACCAGATGGCACGGTGGTTTTAATTCCAGCCGCCAATGTTGATTTAGCGATGAGTCAGGGAGCACGTCTTGTTGAGTAACCCATCATCATCCAAGACAACATCCAGGACCACAACACCTCCTCAACAGTTTAATCTTGCAGCGCTCGGTGGTGTGGTTGAGCAACCTGCATCCACACCGCAAAAATTTAATCTCGAAGCTTTAGGTGGAGTTGTTGAAGGTACACAACAAGGTTTACAAGGAGGTGGACAAGCAGGTGCACAACCACAGAACCAAGAATCTCTGGCAACGCGCGGGGCAAGAGCTGTTGCACGTACCGCCAAATCCCTTGGATCAGGGGTCGTTGGTGGGTTAGCTGATACAGTGACGATGCCTTACAACTTGGCCGCCACCATGTTCAATGCGCTAAAAGAAAGTAAGCTAGCCAAAGATCTCGACCCATCCTCTCGTGCCATGTTGGAAGCTGAAGGGTTTTACTTGAGCGAGCCTGGCAGTCCAGATATCCCAACAGCACCTTCTGCCGTCGATGCGGTAGATCGTGGTGTGGACAGTATCACTGGTGACTATACTAAAACTCCTGAAGATGAAAAAAGCTTGCATGAAGGGTTAAAGGCAGTTGGGTCATTAGCGAGCGCCGGTAGTGCTGCCAAGGGTGCTGTAAAGTTTGGGGCCAATCGGATTGGTAAAACTTTGGAAAAGTTAGGTAGTACAAAAGCCCGGGATCTAGCCGCAGGTGGCATTGCCAGTGGCGTAACTAGTGAAGCTCTAGAAAAAGGTCAAGGAATGCCAGCAGCCTTTGGTGAAGGGATTGGAGCAGGTATGCTTGCAAATGTGCTGCTTAATAAGAAAACCTTAAATATTCCAGCTAAAGCCGCCATGAAAACTCTAGGTTTAGACCCTAAAAATCTTAAAACCGACACCCTTGAAGCAGCTAAACGCATTGGTGTTGATTTACCGGCTTCAGGTGCTACTGATGCCAAGATGATGGGATTAGCCAATCAAATGGTAGCGGCAACGCCAGTGATGGGAGATGTGGTCAGAGACAAGGTTAAAACCGCATCCAAACAGTTTCAAACTGCGTTTAAAGAACTCGCTGATTCAGTTGGCCCCATCAAGAATGAGGCTGTAGATCAGGAGATCAATCGTCTTTATGGAAAGGTTAGAGATACCCTTCCTAAGGATGCTGCAATAATCCCCACCCATACAGTTACAGCTATCAACGCTGTTAAAGCCAAGGTCAACACGGCAATCCTCTCCCCATCAGAGAAAGAATTGCTTGCAACTCTTGATACGCTTGGCAATAACCTGATGTTTGATAGCAAACTAGCAGTGCCAATGCCAGTTGAAATGCTAGTGGGTACCAAACGCAGTCTCAACAGTATTATTAAATGGGATAAAGACGAAGGGACGAAAAACCTGTTAAGAACAGTACAACAAGCCACGCTTAAAGATATTGATGCTTACGGTAAGACCAATCCCACCTGGCAAAAGACTTTTGATGCAGCGGAACGTCAGTTTGAAAAAGTTGCCAAACGTGAAAAACTCGACAATCTTCTAGCTGGCAGAATTGAAGACCCGATTACCAAAGATGTTGCCTATGTTCCGCTAGTTAAGCTTTTAAATGACAAAAAATATGCCAAGCAACTTGAAACTACCCTCGGGAACCAAAACTTCAAGAAGCTCAAGGATTTTACCACCGTTGCAGAAAGTATGGCAGTTGCCAATAAAAACACACCCAATCCCTCTGGTTCAGCCATCGTTGGTTCAGTAGCAGCATTGGTTACTTCAATTGTCGTTGGAGATTTTACGACACCGCTTAAGGTCATTGGTGGTGGAGCTGTGCTCACCCAGTTGCTAACCAACAAACGGTTTTTAAATCTCGCTACTAAGTTTGCCAAGCAACCAACAGAATCACTTGCCCAAAAACTCAATAGCTTAATCAAAGAAAGCACAGGTATGACCTCTCAGGCGTTGATGACGGGGTTGAAAGAAAAATCACAAACATCAGACTAGCCACACTTGCTAAATGCTTGATCTACAATGTTAGTTAACTTCTTTAATTCTTCTAATTCTAAATGCGCATAACGCGTGGTTGTTGCAATATTTTTATGTCCTAAGAGTTTAGATACTCCATAAAGGCTCACTCCTTTCTTTAAAGCAAAGCTAGCAAAACTATGTCTAAGATCATGAATACGGACATCTGGAATGCCAGCTTTTTGACGAATCCTATCCCAGATTTTTTGGATGGTAACTAAATGCGTTCCCTTTTTATTTCCGCAAAACACATGGGGATTATCGGCTTGTTTTTTAAGACCTAAAATTACATTTTTAGCACTCTCATTTAAGGGGATACCTCGTTCTCCTACTTTGCTGTCTTTAAGATGTATGAAATTTTCTTTAAGGTTGACATCTTCCCACTTCAGGCTCAAAACCTCTCCTAAACGGCAACCCGTATATATAAGTAAACGTAGGGCTGCGATAGTATAATTAGAAGCAGCATTTGCTCCAGCTTTTTCATCAAGAACTTGATTCAACCTTCCTAATTCTTCATCACTTAGGAAACGGTTCATTTTCTTGCCTGGGTGTTTAGGAACACCTCGACAAGGGTTACTATTTTGAGGTCTATACCCCCATAATTCGGCTTGGTTGAAAGCACACCCTAGCAGTATGAGACATTTTGCGCTTGTACCATTGGACAGAGAATCTTTGAATGCTAATATATCCTTTCGTTCAATTTCAGCTATAGTTTTTTTCCCAAAGAAAGGAAGTATGTACAGTTTAATTCTTGAAGAATCTCGATTAATTGTAGAAGGTTTGTGGTGCTGCTTGATGTATTTTTCTGTAAACACCTGCCAGAATTCTTCAAAAGTAACAGATTGCTGAATTTCAACTTGTTTTACTTTTTTATTTTCCTTTGGATCAATATCTTTGGCAATATCTGCGCACCATTTCTTTGCTTTGTCCCTAGCTAAGTCTACTGTGTAGTTTCCGTGCACACCGATTTTAAGATAAGAGTATATTTTTGTTGTTGGAGATGTATAAAAAAATACGTAGGTTTTGTAGCCAGATGCGTAAATACGGCATCCAAACCCCTTTATCTCATCATCCCAAATCACATAATCTTTTTCTCGTGGTAGACTGGTCTCTACAAGCTTTTTTGTTAGTTTTGTCATCCATTTCACTCAATTCAAACGTTAGATCAAAGTTAGAACAAAATGGGTTTTACTGTCAATTTTTATCCATAAATAGTGCATTATGAAGAATATAAGGTATATCCAAAAAAGGCTGAAAACCTTGATATACCTAAGGATTTTAGTATTTCTAGATATATCAAGTCTTGATAATTTATCGGTTTTTGGTACCGGCATCCCTAGGTTCGAATCCTAGTACCCCAGCCA